ATATAATCAAGGAGTGTCATTCGCAGATGGTGGAGATTCGGGAGCAACTTGGAGCGCAAACAGTCAAGGTAGGGACTTTGAGTTTGAGGAGTGGGGAAACCCTGCGACACTTCAGGTTACTACTATCAATGCCACTTCAATATCAGGTAGTACAGCCACTGGGCACGGGAGTATAGATAGTTTAGGAATATCGGCGGTTACTCAGCACGGCTTCGTATGGGACACTAATGTAGACCCCACAATAGCTCTCTCAACCAAGACACAAGATGGTGCCGCTGGTTTGGGGATATTTTCCTCAAGTATCACAGGATTATTACTTGGAACAAAATACTATTTTAGAGGCTATGCGACAAATACTGAGGGAACTGTCTATGGGGCAAACTTCTCCTTTTATGCTGGTTTCCCACAGACACAGATGGCAGGTGGGAACATCGCAATAGTATCAACAATGTTCCGTTATATGGGTGCGGATGGGTATAATTATTATGTTCAGGGAGTAAAGGTATGACGGATTGGCCTGCGGTTCCATCCCCTATATTATTAGAGGCACACAAGGCAAGACATCAAGACGGCGGGGCTGATGAGATTAGTGTTACCGGATTATCTGGCTTACTGGCCGATGACCAGCACGTTCTTGATAGCGAAGTAACGGCGGTAGCACTCCCCTTAACTTCTATACCCGCAACAGCAACTTCAAGAACCTTTTTAGCCAATGCTTTTCACTTTCCATCTCCTCTTCTTGAATGGGCACCGACAGTTTATGGCGCATATTTAGCAGCAAGTCTTACTACTAAAAAAATCTGGTTGCCACTTAATTTCTTGAAGGTGGGGGATATTATCACGGCTTACTCTTTGGTGGGTGATGCTATTGAAACTAATGCCTTAACCTTAGACTGCAAATTGGTTCAGGTTAATAAGGCTAATCCTCTGACCACGACTGATATTGCCACTGGTGCGATAGTTCAAATAACAGCCGATGGCAACTTTGATGTTGCGGTTAGTCCGGCTCCTACGACAGTTATTACCGATAAACAGTATGTCTTAGAGATACTAGGGACAACTGGTGTCCTAGATGAGATATATGTTATGGGCGCCGAAGTAACTGTAACGAGGTTAATTTAATGTGCTGGTTGATTAAGAAGGAGATAATATGTCTAGTTTTACAGACCCTCTAATAGTTACACCAATGAAAGACGGGCGGAACTGGAAACTGGTTAAGCCTTTTTCTTACCATGTAGGTTCAAAGTTCTCAAGGACGGTTATAACTGTACCCAAAGGATTCGTAACAGACTTTGCCAGTGTGCCTAGATTTCTCTGGGGATGGATACCCTACTGGGGAAAATGGGGTAAGGCTTCTGTAATCCACGACTATCTATACAGCACACATCAAGTAGAACGTAGTATTACCGATGCCATATTTTATGAAGCCATGCTGGTTGAGGGAACTAATCCCCGGATAACTCAACTAATGTATTACGCAGTCAGACTATTTGGATGGATGGCCTGGCATCCAAAAGGAAAGAAATATGACAGACGATAAGAAGATGCTCGACAGTATGGAATTTGAGCAGCATCTCCAAGAGATGGGTGATGACCAACTAGCTCTACTAAAATTCGTAGCCAGACAGCAATACACAATGTCCCAACTCTGTCCTTTGCATGATAGAAGGCTACGGAAACTTGAGAACAGAACTAAAAAGGAACTAGGTACTACCAGTGGGATTAGTGCTTTCTTAGGAGTTGTTATTGGTGCTGCCATAGATTATCTCATGAGGCGATGAGACGCATTGTGGTAGAAATCTGGGGTATTAAGAGAATAGATGAGGCATATTCTAAGGGACGGAACTCAATCCGTCCCTCTTTTCTTATTTAGTTGCCTTGTGGATTTGATACCCCGGGGAAAGGTGGCATCCTAAAGTTACCTTTTCATATTCTTCAAACTTTTGTTTGTAGAAGAGAAATCCCGCTATTATTTCACGAAGTGTCATTTCCTTACCGCCAATAATATAAGTCTGTAAGGGTTCCATTCTTCTCCATAGTAATTTAGAAAGCCATTTTATCATTATCTTTTACCTCCTCATCTGGCATAAATAACCAAGTTCCAGTACCCCTAATTGGGTCATTCTCTACCCTTCCACCTTTACTATTGCCTTCTCGTCTTAATGCCTCAAGCATCACATCAGCACCCGCTTCGAATATGACCTTCTCCTCTGTCTCTACATCCTTTATTCGTATAACTTTAACAACTTCCCCTCTGTGGGTTAAGATGGAGAAAGGCAATTCCTCCCAATCTTTAGGTCTCCACATTATCTTTTACCTCCTTTTCCTGTGTAAATCATCATTGGAGCCATCATCACCTCAATCAACTTTCTCTGAAGTTCAAGAATAATCCTTTGCTGTGCCAACACTTCTTTCAAATACGGGTTGTTTATTATTTTAAGTTCCCCTTCAGTGTTTATCGGCATTACCATTTCAAACCTCCTTTATGATTATAATAACTTTTTCTCTGGATACAGTAGCGGGAATAGGTAACATTCTTTCTCCGCCGGCCGATACAGTAACTCAGGCAGTTCATTATTCTTATGTGAACATCCCTCGGAGTAGTTTCCAAAGCCCGGGCCAGTTTATCCTCAATAGCAATCATATCTTCATAGCCTACCTGAACGGCGTATTCTAAAAGTAGTCCGTCAATCTTACATTGAGTAAGTCTCCACGATAATTCAGCGTAGACTTCCGCAGCCTTGATGAACTTTGCCTGACTGGAGAACCGAGGACTTCCGCCCAAATATCCTGACTCTTTATGCTCTGGCGGCCAAACCCCCGTTTCTAGTAACGGGAGCCACTTTATCAACCAGAGAAGTTGGTCACGGTTATATCTAATGCTGACTGGGGAGTGCCACTCGTCTTTCAATATCCTTGTCCTTTGGCTCTTGGTGCCTGTCTAATAAGTCTATCAATCTCTGGTAGTTTCTCAAGAGTTATAACCTGCCTTGTTTCTTTGGGCAACCAGTCAACCCACTGGAACTCTGGGATGCCAAGATGATTTCTCTTGTCTCTCAGTCCCAGTAGAGACCTTGCTGTCTCTTCAGGGATGCAGTAGATTAAAGGTAAGGCTTGTCTCATTTTACTTGGGAAACTCCTGCCTTAAAGGGTATAAAGGGATATATGTCCGAAAGTTATTAAGGTTATTTTTCAGAAATACTGGCACACTTGCTTTGTCCGCCGCCTCTACAATCTCTTTTATCCATTCCAGTTTGGGTGCTGTCTTTTTACTTGGTGGTGTTTGCTGACCGATGATTACCCAATTAAGGTCAGAAAACCAATTCTTTGCTGCTGATGTGTTCAACTTATCAGAACTCCAAGCCAATAGAGGCTCAATTGAGAGGAATTTCACGTTCGCATCTACATTGTCAAGCCAACCGCACGCATCAGTTGCCTGCCAATAGTTAGTCGCACTCACTCCTACCCAACAATTCTCAGGGAACGGACTCCACTTGATTAGATTCTGTGGTTGCTTGGTCAGGAAAATAAAAGTTAAATTGGGGAAGTTTCTCACCTGTCGCATTATATAGTTCGCTTCGTCTGCCCCCACCCAATCGCCAAAAAGTTCAATCGTAGAACCAACAAATACTTTACTTCCTTTTGGCATTTTCAGAAGAGGTAGAAATGCACGGTTGTCAAATCTTATCTCAGGATTCCACTTGAACCGCTTATACATCCTGCGGGCATAGCAATAGGGGCAAGCCATAGGGCAAAGACCTTTGACTGGGTTGATTGAGTAGTCGCACCATTCAATTTTAGTTCTCATTTTACACTACCTCTATCTCAATTTTATATAATTCCTCTGTCATCTTCCTTTTAACCTCTCCAAGTCTGGTTCTATAACCCTTAACTTCTACGAAGTGGACTTCATAAAGAGAAGTGTTTGCGACCTGCTGGAACTCAGCAAAATCTACCCGGTGAACTATTCCTCCAGGCAATCGGAATGGGACTTGCGTCAGGTAAAAATTCATAATACCTGCTTTAATCTTGGTATCGTTATCATCAGCGTGTTGTGCTTCCTTTTTACTATCAAACCATCTGCCGTTGTATTCTGTTCTTTGGGCATGATACTTGTGTTCCCTGACATACCTTTCAGGGTGTGTTATCCTGTTATCAAGTTCTCTTGCGATGGCATCACCGACAACTCTTAATGCTGGATTCTCGGCTAGTTTTGCTTCCAACTCTTCCTGACTCCAGTTCATATTTCCTCCATCCTCATTACTGGTTGTTTCCTTACGATTTCCCCTTTAATATACCGAACCTCTATCCAGTATTCGTTCTTCTCAGGATTAGCTTCTGTCCGATAAGCATCTCCCTTTTTGCTCTGTTCGTTACAAGCTAAAAGAAATTCCTCCTGAGTTTTATAGTGGATTTTTGTCATCATTCCATCCTCATAACTTACTAATCGGGCAAAGGTACATAATATTTTAATCCACATATACGACAGCGATATATTTCGTAACTACCACCATCTGAAAGGCTACCCTCCTCATCACCTAGATAATCTGATTCGGGATGCTGCCACCTTCCACCTTTTTCTTTTGTGTATGGATTCTCTTTGCAACAATTTTGCCTATCTTTCATGTTACCATCCTTATTGCTTTGACTAGAGCTTCTGGTTTCATTCCATCCTCATTACTGACTGAGAGAGCCTATTGGTAACATTGAGAACCCAAACACACTAACCTCTGTTAGTTCTGGCGTGAAGAAACCGAGCTTACCCTTACAAGGGATAGGCTCATCGTAAAGGATACCATCCTTGACTACAAAGCCATAGATACCGAAGAACCAACGAGAGCGTGAAACTTCCATGCCAATATCTTGTGCGGTGAACTCGTCTACAATCGTTATTTCCCCTATGATATGACCTCGGTATTTAGACCAATCTACTGTAAGAAATTCATCTAATTTTGTTGGTTCATTTATGAGAATAGTATCAATGAAATTCAATTCGTCATAACTAGCTTTAGTTTTGCTGGCATGAAGATATATCCGCAGGGGTAATTGGCTTCGTCTAATCCCCCTACTAGCCAACGACCAATTACGATTCTCCACATCTTTCCAGTTCTTAGCCATTAGCCAGAACCATTCAGCGTAGCCACTTAAAGCCTTGTATTTAGCTTCAAACATTCTTTATTTCCCTCCCTCTTCCTTTGACTAGAGCTTCAAAGGTCATAACAGTTCTAACTCCCAATACCAATTTTCATTTTCCTTAACCGCTTTCTGCTTTATCACTTTATGTCCTCGGTATATTCCGCCAGCATACATACATTCGTTAGGTCGCACTCGGTAGATAGTTTCATTTTTAATCCAATTATACGGCACATGCAGGTATTGGCAATTCACGGCTATAAGACCATCATCAACAAAGGGTAAAAGCGCCTTTCTGTTCTTATCGCCCTTGAATATCGCTTTGTGAATTTCGCTACCATCCCAGCAAAACTTTGACCAGTCAAAATCTCTCCCAGGGTATCCACACACAGTTGAATTATGCTTATTGATTTTATATCGTTTTATCATTTCCCTCTCCCCCTCTATGTCGTTATTGCCACCTTCTCTTGAACCACTCTAAAGCGAATAACACCGCTATAAGTACCACGAGGAATATAATAACAACCCAACCTCTAGTGCCTTCAAAGCCGTGAAACCAAATCATCTTCCCTATTTCCTCCTTTTGAGAATGAGTAGCCATATCTGTGTTATGATATAATAACTCAAACAGACTATTGAGATGATTCCAAATATATATGCCAGAATTTCTTTCATCCTTTTCTCCTGTGGCTCTCGCCAAATATTCTCAAGAAACTCCCCCCGCACATCTCCAATAACCTGTCATAAATTCTAACACTTCCCCTGCCATCGGCAAAGTATATGTTAAGGTCTTCCGCCGACAGGTTAGAGGTCATTACAACAGGGCGGTTATTCTCATAGCGACCGTTGATTAAGGCAAAGAGTATCCGGGTGGTGAATTTCTTATCGTAACGTTCCTCAGTGCCGACATCATCAAGTACCAGTAGGGACTTGTAAATCAGTCTATTGACAATGTCCTGCTCTGATGGGAGATTTCGCTTTTCCTCAAATGTGTAACTGAAAGTAGTCTGGATTTTGTTATAGAGTTGTGGTTCTGAGACGAACTCCACCGGGCAGATTCTCGGCTCTCCCTGCCATCGTTCTATTATCCTGTGACAAATCGCAACACAGAGGTGGGTCTTGCCTACTCCTTGTGTTTCGGGGGAAAGCATTACCAGCGAGAGATAAGCCTTTCCTTGCTCATTAAGGTGCTTCGGGTAGTTGACTGGGAATCCTTCGGCATAATCCCAGCAGGTCTTGAAAGTCTTGGGAAGGTTGTTGCTCTTGTCACTCCACTTTGTATCGTAGGTTGAGAAATCCTCATTCGCAAAGTGTGGGGGAATACCGCAGGTATCTCTCCATTGCCTTCGCTCCTTGACTATCTCGGCCTGCCTAGCCATTTCTTCTTCCTGCCTTCGTTCTTCTTTCCACATGGCATTACAATCAGGACACTGATTAGTTTTTCTGATAGTCCCTTGGCTGGATTGGTATACCTTAAACTCTACATTTTTCCTACCGCAATCAGGGCAATCGCCATAGTCAGATTCAAGCCGTTTGATACCCAGAATATCACTGAGCCAACCGCCGCCTCTGCGTGGGGTAGATTCTTCTTCGTTCATTTCTTCGTTCATTTCTTCCTTCATTTTATCTCTCCATCCTCATTACTGACTGAGAGAGCCTCCACTAGATACTTATTTCTTTTTAGAAACCTCTGAGGCATTAAATTCGGCAATGTCTTTATCTAGTTGCTTCTTCATAGCCCGCCAATCACCAGTAGACTTTAATTCCTCCCATTGTTCTTGAGTAAATTCAGGGATAACCAATGGAGGGACATTTGACCTTTTCTTTGGTCTGACATTAGAAACTGGCATATAAGTCTCTACGAACTCAATAAACTCCTGATTTTCCTTTGTCTGCATAACTAAGATTTTCATATTTACCTCCCTATTTCTTTGCCTAGAACTTCAAAGGTCATAATTCTATTCTCCGCCAATCCTCTTCATCGTTTGCCTTTTGGCAGTTTTCCCAACCAAGTCTAGCTATTGCCCCAGATACAGCACTTTTCTCTCTATCAGTCAATCCTTTTTCTGTCAGAAACTTCCCTGCTTCCTCTATCGTTGTGGGAAATATCAGAGAATCATAGGGACACTGAGGGGGATGCTGGTCTTCTGCCAGTTTCACATAGCCTTTATAAAATTCCTTTGTTACCGCAACACCCCTGTCATAATCAAGATAATCTTGGTGTTGTCCTAGTTTAATTTCTTCTGGACTCTTATAGCCAGCTTTGAGAACTTTGAAGAGTTGGGCTTTGGCTATTCTGAAAAGAACTGTAGTTCCATCTTTTGAACGTCTACCAATATCCCACGCTTCTGTTATTTCCTCATCTGTTAGTAACAAGTCATCTGCCATTATTCCCATATTGCCTCCTTTCTCAAAAGCCTTTTACTTACCTCGTTCAAAGGCAGTACAAATCTCATTATACTGCCAGACTTTTATATCTGCCATCTTCTTCGGCATATCCCATTTCTTTTCAGCCATCCATTTACCGAGGTCGGTCGCCCCCATCTGGTTATCGTTGAGTAACTGGGTGATATGGGTTAATTGTTCCTTAGTGATTGGCGTTTCGTCTTTGGCAAGGCTAGATACTTCTGCCTCTGTTGATGCTACGGCACTCACTTTCTCTTCGACTACCTTCCCTGTTGACTTGATGGCTTCCTGTGATAACTCAGGCGGAATCACTGGTTCAGTTATTTCGCCAGTTGTGACATCAACAAGTCTACTCTCGCCTTCAATATACTGCTCATCGGCTACCGCAAAACCACTTGGCATTTCAGCCGGGCGTAGTCTATCGAGTGCCAGGGATTCGCTTCTGATACTAGCCATATTCGCTTTTGTGTTGCCCTTATCAGTCCCATAAGGTTCTTGGTCTTCGGGCCACTTGCCATAGCCATAAACTTCGGCTCCTGATTTCATATCCTTCAGCCAAGTCAGATAGCAAAGGTATCCCGTTTGGGTGTGTCCCCATACCTTGATTTGTTCTTCCTCAGTCATCAAGCGGGGAGTCATATCAAGGTAGGAATATCCACCTTTGCGTGAAGCCAGTAATCTCTTTGCCTTGATTCCCCACACCCTAGTCCACTCATCACGGTTCAATCTCTTATTGTGGAACTTAATCAGGAAGACGTGGTTGGCTAGGGGGTTCAGTCCATAGCTGGAACAGAGGATAGCAGCAGCCATCTTGTCCCTTGATGGTGCATCAGGCCAGATAATTTCCAGTATCTCCATAGCCTGCGGTCTGGTTAATGCGGTGCTTCCCATATACTTGTCTAGTAACTTTGCCTTGACTTCTCCTTGTGATTCCATAGTTTCTTTCCTCCTTGTTGGTATATTTTTCTCGCAATATTCGTAATCCTTTGCGATTCCATCGTGTGAAGTGTCTACGTGGCAAGCAATAAAGGCAAGTTTCTTTTCAGTGTCATAATATGTGGCAAGCCACTCGCCACAGATGGCACACTTGTTTCGCTTGCGTAGTTCCTCTAGTTTCTCTCTGGTTATTATTTCAGATTCATAGACTGGCATATCAATCTCTCCTGATTGCGTGAAATAAAACGCCATCGTGAAGTGCTAAGATAATTGTCCGCAGGGGCATACTTTCAATAAAGCTAGGGTGTATTGGCTTATCTCGCCAGTAGACCCAACAGCCAAGCTCCCTCATCCAGTAGGCTAAGTCATTTAGATTGGTAAACTGTTCTCCCTTTTTATAGATTGGCATATCTACCTCTATCTGATGATATATGCGAATGATTCCTTGACCTCGCCACATTGTCTTGCTGTCTCTGGCGTCATCTGCCCTGCCTTTACTAGAGCATCCAGAGCCTTGGTATCAACCGATTCTACGATAACGAACGAGGCGACCTTTAACGGTGCATACTGGCGGACAAGTTCGGGTTTATAGTTGATTGATTCACGGCGCTGCTTGACGGCATAAAAGCCATTCTCTATGTCTTGATAACTACCCTGAGCGTCTATCATTGACCGAATCTGTGCATTGATGTCATTCAGATTCCTTTGGCACGCCTGAAGTTCTTGAAACTCTGGTATTGCCTCAAGGTTTGCTTCAAGTGTTCTGGTTCTGGCTTGGCAATCCTGATACTCCATTAACTTCTGGCCTATCTCTGGGGGATTGCACAAGTTCACGGCGCTAGATTCGTAGTTAGGGTTTTTCTTCCCTTCAGTTGCACTCATATTTTTACCCCCTTTATTTTGCGTTTAGAATATCCAAAAGGTTCCTCTTGCCTTCAGAGTCCTCAGCATCCTCAACATATGCTTGGTCTATATGATATGCCTTGAGAAGGCAAAGTGCCCCTTCTTTTAAGGTCACAGAGGCTACGGCGACCTCTCCCATCTTTAGTTGGTGTGGCTTATCATCTTGCCCTATTGTAACTGAGAAGGTTGAGATGTCAGGCTTATCAAGTGGACTACCAGTGGCTTTCCTTGCCTTCCTTGTTCGCTTCTTTATATTTGCAATCACTGGTTCCCTACTTTCTACGACCTGAGTAATAGAAAACTGAGATAATGGCTCAGGTGGAATTACTTCTGGTGGGAACACAGGGGTTTTAAGTGGGTCTGTCCTTCTCACCATAGCATTGCCGAGAATCTTACCGGCAGTTCTTAGAAGAGTTAGACCTTCTGAATTTAGTCCATCTTCCATCTCTCTGAGTTCTGGTCCTTTTTTACTAACTGTGCTGAATTTCGGAATCTCTATAGGAAAATCAATAGACAAATCAACTGGTTTTTTCTTCTTGTCATACTTCCTCTTTGGTTTCTGGTTGAGCATCTTCAGCAGACAGTCAAGACAGAGGTCACCGCCATCTTCATTGCTATCTTTATACACAGTGACCCTTGCTACAAAACTTCCCGATTCAACACGCCAACCACCTCGCCCAACATTTTCACCAGTTATCTCGTTCTTACACAGGTCACAGAATACCTTAATCATGCCTTCTCCTTTCCGTTTCTCAATATTTTTAATATCATCACGTGAGATAGATGGAACATTCTACCCATAGCACGAAGAGATGCCCTTGGGTGTACTCGGCGGTAACTCCTTATGTTTTCGTTCCGTTCAACTTTCGTGTTTTCCAATAGTGTAGGATGTTTTTTGCGATGGCAAGAAATACATAAAAGTTGAAGGTTATCTATATCCTGATAGTTTTCCTCATCACCCATATTATTATGATGAACATGCCCTGATTTACCGACAGACAAACCACATTCTGCACAACAACCATCGTATTTCTTGATGACGAAATCCCTTATATCTTTTGGTGGAGCAAGTAGTTGCTGAACTCGTTGTCTGGTTACTCCAGCCTTACTACCTATAAAATCATAGGTTTTACCCCGAAGTCTTAATTTTAGCATCTCTCGCTTATCCATATAGGGTATTTTACCATAGCTAGTTGCCTTTGTCAAGTGGTTTAGGATTTATTTTTCTGCCTTCGTAAATGGGTTTGTTACGAGAAACTTATCAATGAAACCCATTTTATTGTAATTGTTATGACAGGTTTCGCAGTTATGTCCAATCAGAACAGCATCTTTGCCATCCCAAATACCAGCCAATGAATCACCAACTTGTGTACCGCATCTGGCACAATACTTATACCCGAAACAAGTAGTCACGATTCTACTATGCCTAAATAACGCACAGAAAACGGCTTTAATTTTTTTCATTTTTCTGCTCCACTGTTAAGGTGCTTCCAGTAGTCTCTCATAGAATCGGCAATCTCAGCATTTGCCCGGGCGGTGGCCTCTATCCTGATTTCACAACCTTCGCAGGTTGGTTCACCGCATACTATCGGCAATTTAGTGAATGGGTTGAATGGGCATATCATAGACTTTTCTCCTTTTACCAACTTAACAGCTTTTAAATGCCCTATCTCTGCTTTTTCCCAAGTTGCATATCGTTCTTGGTAATCATTATGTTCACCCCCAAAAATCATTGTCTCAAAGAGAATGGGTAAATCCCCACCGAAAGAGTGGTCAAGCCCCAAAAAGACGGTTGAGACTTCTACTTCACCCACTGTTGTTTTTGCTACACGGCGGTCTGCGTTTTCAAACCACCTAGACCATACTAAAATATCAGTAACGAGTTTCGGTTCTTTCCCTTCAAGTATATATGTACCGTTCATAGACTTTTCTCCTTTCTAACAAATTCATATATCCAGAGCCATAAGCCGTCACAGTTTTTAAGGATAACCAAAGCTTCTTCTCCGCCCTCAAGTGCTAAATCTTCAGGGGATAAAGGAAGCCTCAATCTCTCTGCCCTTACTCCTGCTATCTGGATAAAAGTGCGGGCTACCCACTCTGGCATCATCATAGGAGAGTGCCATTTGTCAGGTATGGTGATTGGCTTATCTTTTGGTTTCATTACCCAGCGTGTTTCACCATCTAGTTTGTATTCAACTTTCACCCTTTGGAGAGGTTTTTCTATGTCTCTTAAATCAATATCAAGAACTCTATATGCCTCTTTGATATAGACAACCTCACCGACTTGATAATGCCCCTTAACATCCATTATTTGTAAATTTTTCTTAAATTGCTCATCACTAATAGTCAAACTTGGAATTCCCAGTTTCAATTTCATCACTCGTCTAGTCTGCCATAGTCTATCTGTATCGCTTTCGCCAATCGCCTTAGCCTTCCAGGGCTTAAATAAGATTCCCTTCACGATTTTATCTCCTTTCTTTCTGTTAGATACCATTCTGGCTTTGGGCCAACATAAACTAGAGGCATATCAGAACCATCAGGCTTTTTGAATTGGTCAGACGTAGGGTCAATGATAGTTTTATCCGGCATAGTCAACCAGTAATGATTCCAGTCTCCGATATTTCCCTCAGTGAGTTCGCACTTTATTCCACAAAAACTGAGATAACCTACTAAAGCACTACCAAGGGCAAAACACATTTGTCCTGAAGATTTAGAGCCAAGCATACCATTGCGAAATTCAGAGACTATATCGGATATATTTTTACTTACTTTCATTTCTTTCTATTCTCCCTCATAATCTTGATGACTTCCCTATAAACTGCTCCATTTCTCTTCTGGATTATCTTATTGATTTTATTGATACTTCCAATGCATCTTTTACAAGTGATATTGTTAGTTATCCAAGTAGTATTACTTGTTTTTATACCACATCTACTAATGCCATTGTGTATCCAAGAAGCATGCATTATTTCCTCTGCCATATTATTTTCTTTTCTTCCTCTCTTTGTGCAGGAGGCGCTTGATAGCACAATCATCACAGTATTTCCTACGGCTCCCCTGCTCAACCTCAAAGGATTTGCTACACTCTTTATCTTGGCACTTGTAGGTTACTTTGTTCATTTTCTAATTCCTTTCTACTTTTACTGACTTGTAGGTAATGTTGTCCAGCCCGACTATTAGGTCAGTTAAGTAGTCATAAGGGATTGTTAAAGCCAGTTCAAGGCTGAGTTCCCTGGCAGATAAGCCCTTGCTGATTAGTTCCTCATATAATGTCTTCATCTTCTCTTCTCCTTATAGTTTGTTAACCCTTATCTTCCCCGTCTGATTCTACAAGCCAGCCCTTTTCTACAGTAGAAGAGGGAATTTCAAATTTCTTACGATATAAGCGAATAGCTTTAGTTTCTGCTTGGGTCTCGCTTTTAGCTTCTACTTGGAAATTAGTTAGGTTTATCTGGTCAAAATATACTGTGTATTTCATCTTCTCATCTCCTTATTGGGTGGTAGGATTGATTATTAAATTACCCTTCCAATCACACTCACCTATCTTGCAACATTTTTTAACTCTGAATTTGCCATCCGAACCAAAAGGGCAAATAGCGTCTATAACATTAAACTCCATCAATAAAAGCCTGTCTGTATCCGATTGATGATTAAAGATGCACCAACTAAAAGTCGCAAGGTTTATGCCATAGGAGCATTGTTGATTCTGGTCTGCGTCTACTTCTTCAACCTGAAAAGTTGACTTTTTGAGATAATTGATACCACCCTTAAAAATACCCTCTCCTGCCGAGTTTATCAACTTATATGCTCTTGCCTTATTACCCGACATTGGAACTATACCAATGAAAGCCAACCAGTTTATATCCTCATAGATAGTTTCCTTCAGGTTGGCAGAATGCAGGTCGGCAGAATACAGGTTGGCATAACTCAGGTTGGCATAACTCAGGTTGGCAGAATGCAGGTCGGCAGAATACAGGTTGGCATAACTCAGGTCGGCAGAATACAGGTTGGCATAACTCAGGTTGGCATAACTCAGGTTGGCATAACTCAGGTTGGCAGAATGCAGGTCGGCAGAATACAGGTTGGCTTTTTCGCCACCATTTTCCGACCTCAGCCACTTAGAATGTTTGTCCAGAATTTCAACAAGTTTTTCTCTCTCCATTTTTCCTCCCTCTTTATTTCGTGGGCTATGCCTCACGAGCTATAACTAAATCAGGGAGCCATATCAGCGGGCAATAAAAACAAGTTGAACCATCTGGTAACATACGCCAAGTACCTACGGCGCCCCCAGAAATACAATGTTTATATTCTGGCATTATGCGATTAAGGTATTCTATCGCTTCTTTTACCTCTTCTGGCGTGGGAAGAATATCATTAACAACATCTTGAATTAGTCTCATCTTCATTCCTCCTTTTTATATCTGATTAGCTATACTATACACCCTCAGACAGAGTTTGTCAATGGTCTAACTTTACAATAATGGGGTTTCAAACCTTGTTTTCGTGCCTACCAAAATAAAGTTGTATCTACCCACTTATGTTAAGTAGAAACATAGTGCGAACCAAAACTGGGGAATTTGACTATCTTGTGCCTGACAAAGTCAACTTGCCTATTGACACTTGACAAGATTTAATACTAGGTGTAGAATATCCTTTAAGAGAGTCGAGTTGTGCCAAACGGCTCCTCTCGCTTTCATTCTTCCCTCCTTTTTGTAAGCCCGGGCCTCATCTCCCCGGGCTATGTTATTAAGAGGGGATTCGGAACTTCCCACCCCTCATTCTGAATCTCTTTGTTTATTCTATTATTGTCAATCCTTTCCCAGCATCATCATAGGTGCGGGTGGGTAGGACCTTCGAACTAGGCGGTTTATTTACAGGTTTAGCTCGTGTCAGCCAGTTCTTAAAGGCTAGTTTGGGACGCTGTAGTTTGCGTTTCCCCTCGCTCCAATAGAGGTTGAACTTTACCAGTTCGGCGTCGAGGTCAAGACCAAGATACTCTGGGCGCAGTTCCTCAACGAACTGGTTGAAGTCGGTGGAATTGGGGTACTGATTATCTTTACCTGGCTTTTGAGGTAGAGATAACTGACGCCGTCTATAAGCATCCGCTACATTATCAACAAAATGCTGACACCAGATTATCTTCCTCTTCGCTAGGTCGGGGTCAATGGCCTCCAGGTCAATAAGTGTTTGTAGGATATTAGTAGCAAGAGCCTCGCTCACGTGGGTTTTTGCTACCATAAACTGCCAATCGGCAGGGTTATTGTAGTCATAAACGTGCCCCTTTGATATTCCTAGCAGTTCTAAGAGTTTGAACCAGAAGGCATAACCGTCATTACCAAACCTGTTTTCAAGGGTAAATAAAGTCTTGCCACTGGTGCAGGAGTGAGGGAAATAGTCAACCGTCTGTTTAAGCGGGCGTGCCATGCTATACCTCCCTCTTAGAATATTCCTGCTCTATGTCCTCAAGGGATACATCACTTCCCATTTGCCCCCCAGGGAAAGTAAAGCTGGCGAATTCCGCTATTACTAATAATAGGGCTTTGCCCACTATACCTGATTTGGATATTCCCGTTGCTTTATTCAGCCGCCCTAACTTCCAAATCAGAGACTCTGGTAATGATACCGTTATCGTTTTACTTGCCATATTTTACCTCCTTTATGGAGTATAACATAATTAAATAGTTCTTGTCAAGTTTATGGTGTCCGACTACATTAACTATGTTTCTGCCCTACATTAACAGGGTTACTGACAACATAATGACGACATATTGCCAACATTAACCTAGTTTCCCCGCCTATACTAAAGGAAACTATATTATATTAAAGGATATTAAAGGATAACGGGAGACCTTTATTTATGACTACTGAAACCACCGTAAGACCTACCGGAAGACCACTAAAACTTAACCCTAAAGTCATCAGAACCCTTATGACCTATGTCGCCAATGGCAATTACTACCAGACCGCCGCTTACGCCGCTGGTGTCAGTGTTGATAGCCTTGACAGTTGGCTTAAACAAGGTGCCGAGGACTATAAGACGGGACGCAAGGGATTGTTCTTCGGTTTATTCGTGGCAATGAAAAGAGCCGAGGCTAAATCTGAGGCTGAACGAGTCTCCAGAATAAGGCAAGCTGGCATCGGTGGACAGGTCTCTAGACGTGTGACACGCACAAAGCGAGACGGTACAGAGGAGACAGAGGAGACCTTTCAACTTCCTCAATGGCTAGCTGATATTACATTCCTAGAGCGCCGCCATCGTGAACGCTGGGGTCGTCCTGCTCCTATCCAGGTCAATGTAGACCAGTCCAAGACAGTCCAGATTAGCCACGTTGAGGTTATGCTGAGTGAGGCTGGACATAACCCAGTCATAGAGGGAGAGAGCCGTGAACTGCTAGAAGGAGAGGACAATGTTTAAGAAACGCATCTGTATTCCCTATAAGACACTCAAAGACTCTGGGAAAACTATAGAGCAAGTAGCCAAGGATATGGGAAAGTCCCATATCCTTGATGACTGGGCACTGAGAGCCTATTTTATTTGGTGAGTCGTGAACTGCTTGAGGGTGAGGTAGGAAATGCCACTGAGTAAGGCTAGGAATAGGGCACGAATGAGACTGGAGAGGGCTAGACAAGTTGTGCAACCTGTGTGCAACCTGAATACTGTGCAACCTGTGCAACCTAGCCCGCAATGGAGACCTAACAAATACTTTCCTACTAGACTATAACTGGAACAACCCAGTAGCCGTGAAATAGATTCCTCCCTTGCCTAAGAGGATGACTCTTGGCAAGGAATCCCTGCTATCGTAGAACCATAGAGAGCAAAGAGGCGAAGGGGTGGTCGTGTAAATCGGTGGGGGCTCGGATAGCGTAATGTCCCCAGAGTTTTTAACCATAAGAAAAAGGATTTAGGAGTGATAGATGAATATAGACACAAAGGAAGTAAGGGTTTTGGAAGATGGGGAACAGCCAAAGCCTAATGAGGGTATGATTATTCGACCTAACCCTTTTCCTGGGGATTTATCAAAGCTAGGATTACTTCGTGTTCAGATGGGGGATGGTAGTATTAAGGAGTTCAGGATGAACAGGGCAGAGCGGAGGCGGTTTATAAAGCAGAATCATCTTACTAGGATAGTTCAGTGAATAGAAATGAATTTGCAGGTGAGAGGATGTCGAGGGCGCCCATGAGGGCGCTTTTAATAGCACGCAAGGCTATCTTAGAGCGGGCAATCATATTATACGCCAAGTTTTTACCTGATATGATTAGGGAGCCTCCTGACGAGCCGAACACTATCCGTTTCTTTGAAGCACGGGATGAGTTCTTGAAGCATATAGCCAATGATAGCAAGAAATCTGTGCTGGAATCCATTTTGAAGATTGCCTTGAGTGAAAGGAAACATGACCCTGATTGGACTCAGTGGGGTGACTGGTTTATAGATGAGTTGAATAGACGAGGGTGGCGACCTTTACCTAAAGGGAAACCTGATAAGATTTACTGGAAAGAATAAGAAAAATGATTAAAGGAGGGTTTAGAAATGGAAGCCGTAGTAAAGGTATTAGTTCCAGAGGGGGAGGCGAGGTTGATAGTGAAGGGGGTGCAGTGGTTGCCGAGTGGGGACATAGATAAAGATACTCCAGAAGATTTTGACGAGGCAGCTAAGGGGCGGGAGAATCTTGCTATTGCTGGGAGGATGGTATTTCTGTCATTAGTGAGGAAGATACCAGAGGGATATAGGGGTGAGTTGGAGTTTGAGGTAAAGATTAGGACGGACGGGGATATAAAGGTATGACAGTAGAGGAGTTGATGAAAGACCCAGAGATAGCAGAGATGGTAGAGGATATAGAGTGGATGGCGTGGTTACTGAAGGGGTGTTCAATAAGTTTTGAGGAGTGGGAAGGATTAGAGGCAAGTTAGATGATTGAAGTGACAACGGTAACAGTAGATGGCAAGGCATTCCTTGGGACTCTAAAAGTTCTGGAACCGGACCTGAAATGGCAGGGGGTAGGAGTCCATATTGTAGCAAAACGGATACTGGATTTTAATCCTGATGCGGAAGACCGATTCAGGGCATTGGGTCTAAGGCAAGTTCATTATGCCCCTGAATATCATGGTTATTTCTATACTCAGACTTTACCAGCCATAGTTGCCAAATCGGTTGAGTTCATAACAAGTAGATACTGGGAATATGTTTGGTGGTTATACACCCACGCTAGATTGTTTCAAGAAATACCCCTTGCCGAACAGTTCTCTTGGAGATACTTCAGTTTATTCTACCCATTTTATAGGATGGTGACATGGTTGAAGCGACTGCGGTAAAGGTTAAGCCGTTTCGGGAGATATTAGCGGATGGGACACTGCGGTTACACTTCCACCCGGGGCAGACGAGGGCGTGGAAGTCAAGGAAGCGGAATGTAGCTGTAATAGCAGGGTCACAGGGTGGCAAGACCTGTTGGGGGCCGCATTGGTTAGACAGGGAGATAAGGACTTGCGGGCCTGGGGATTATCTCATCGGCACTTCTACCTTTCCCTTGCTGGACAGAAAGTTGCTTCCTGAGTTCCTGTATGTATTTCAGGATTTATACCATTACGGTGAGTTCAATGATAACAAGAAGATATTTACTTTCTTCACCAAGAAGACAGCCAAGAAAGAGCATGATTATGTATTATTTCCCGATTCGGATATAGAAAGCAAGATATTCATCGGGTCGGCACAGAATCCAGAGTCGATGGAAGCAGCCACAGTCAAGGCGATATGGCTGGATGAATGTGGGCAGAAACAGTTCAAAAGAGAGACGCATGAAGCTGTGCAAAGACGTGGTTTAATCAGTAAAGCCAGGACTCTTTACACGACAACTCCTTATTGTTTAGGGTGGTTTAAGACTGAGATTTACGACCGAGGGATTAAGGGCGACCCTGATATTGACATAATACAGTTTGATTCTATTGAGAATCCTGCGTTTCCTGTGGAAGAATACCAGAGGATGAAGAGGACGATGCCCGACTGGAAGTTCCAGATGTTCCACCGGGGACGGTTCTCTAAACCTGCCGGCTTGATTTACGATTCTTTCACGGAAAACGACATTATAGAGCCGTTTGAGATACCGAATAACTGGCCGAGATATGTAGGATGTGATTTCGGGCCAGATAATACTGTGGCTTTATGGAAGGCTTACGACCCTTCTACCGGCACATTTTATACCTATCGGGATTATGCTGGACATAATCTATCCACATTTGAGCATGTCACCAACTGGATTGAGATGTCCAAAGGCGAAAGGATTGCCTCACGGATGGGCGGGTCGCCAACTGAAGATGGCTGGCGTGGGGACTTTACTCAGGCAGGATGGCGGATAGAGAAACCTCTTGACGGCCATGTGGAATCGGGAATCCAGAGGGTTTATGGCTATGAGAAACTACACAAGCATAAGGTTTTCAGGACTTGCCATAACTATCTTTCCGAGAAACAGTCCTACAGCCGTGAGTTGGATGACAATTACAATGTCACCGACAAGATTGAGAACAAGTCAATATATCACTTCATGGATGCCGAACGGTATATGATGACTCAGTTCAGACAATTATCGGTGGTGCCGAACAACGAGGAAATAGCACCGAGTGTTAGAATAAGGGGTTAAGATGACAAAAATAGCAATAGAACGTGACGGTGATTTGCGGTGTCATCTTTTAGTTTCCGAAGATGAATTACCACTAGCTTTTGCTAATAAAGACTATGCGAATCCTATCAAAGTATTATCTATTCCTGATAGGGTTTGGGCATTTATAAAGGAAGTGATGAATGACCAAAATCGCAGACCTCAAAGGTAGAAAGGCAATTCCGCAATCAACCTCATTGGGAATTTCTATCCCACCTGTTTCAGATAACCAGATTATGAACTGGATTAACTCGGTCAATATGGAGTGGGGCAAAACTGTCTTTACTCGTATGGATGAGGACGAGAAGTTGTGGACGGGAGAACCTTTCAAACTTACCGACCCAGATGGCAATGACATGGAAGCAGTTGAACACGTAACCTTGAATGATGCGAGGGTCTATGGAGAGCGGGTTCTAGCTGTCCTTAATGAATCAGAGGAAGTCATCGAGATAAACGGGCAGAGGAATGGTAAGGAACTAGATGGACACCAGTCTAATGTCATTGAGGACTGGTGGAGTGATATAACCTACCTGGCTAATGAACACCTGAATGAAATCCTATTACCTGACATGGATACTTACCTCTGGGAACAGATAAGTATTAGAGGGCGGGTCGGTGCAAGGATTCTCTTGTCTCAAGACAGAAACGGTTTTGACATAGACCTCCTGCCAGTAGATATGAGAAAGTGTATCTATGGTCTAGGTAGGAGAGGTTTATCCAGAGTTGGTTTCTGGGATACTCTTGACAGGGATATGTGTCGTGAGGAATATCCCGATTATAGACCACAAGGCGAGGCAGTTACCCGATGGGATTACTGGGACGACATTGAGGAAATTGTATTCCTTGACAATAAGTTTTATGAGGCGATACCTAATAAGTTAGGGCATCCGCCGTTTGTAATTCAGTTATGTCAACAAGGCACATTTTTAGATACTTCAACCAGAGCTTTGAGAATGAGAGGCGATTCTATCTTCAGTGCTAACCGAGACCTGTATCCTCATCTCAATAAGATTGCCTCAATTCTACAAAGTATGAATATGCTGTCGCTCAGACCTCCTCGACAACTCACAAGTGAGTCAGGCACGAAATTACCCAGTGAACCAGTCGACCGATTGGGAAACACTGTGGCATTGAAAATAAATGAAGATTTAACTAGGTTGGAACAGCCAGATATACTCGGTGCTGGTCGCTTCTTTATGGCTGAATTGACTGGTGCTTTACAACGTGGGTCAATCAGTAATATAGACTGGGGCAACCTTCAGTTCCAACTTTCACAGGTAGCCATTGCTACTTTGGCTGGCGCATCCAAACAGGTGTTCACACCAAGACTCAAGACGATGGAAAGATTCAAGAGGTTACTTTTCAAGGAAGCCTTATGGCAGTTCCGCATTGCTAATTTGACGGCTGATATTGGACGTACTGGCAGTAAGAGAATTTATACCAAAGCCGACTTAGAGGGTAATTATACAGTTGACTTTGAATATTTGGCATCATTACCTGAAGAGACGGCAGCCACTTATGGGTTGGCAAGTATGGCTGCCCGATGGATGGATGACAGAAGTATCCGCAAGACAATCCTCAAATACCGTGATTATGATGACATTGACGAGAAATATCTTGTCCAGACCGCCCAGAAGGTAAGCCAAGCCTTAGCACTATTCCAGATGGCACAGGCATTAGATAAACAGGGCAAGATTGACGAAGCCAAGGTTTTGCTTATTCAGATGGGTCAATCTCTCCAAGGAATAACACCGCAGGAAGTAACCAAGATAACAGGGGTAGAAACTCCCCAACCATCACCACAGCAAGAGGCACAAGCATTACAGATAGGCCCGGGGGCGCCGCCAGTGGGACAGACCAGAACGACAAGGAAGATGGAGCCACCCGGGGCTGGTGAGATATTACCTCAATCGGCAGTAGGAGGATAACCTGATGGAGAATTTATTAGAAAAGGCATCCAAATTCTTGCAAGACAATCCTTTCATAAATGAGGTGGAATTGGCGGACTGTTTGGGTAACAAGGTTCGGGTAGTGAGAAATGCACCTTGCGTTTTTACTACCTATCCCCACACTTATTATCATTCATATCCGCAACCAGCTATCAATCCTAATACTGGGTTGCCGTATTAAGGAGAATCTTATGCCATTCATAAATGAGGAATTGAAGAAACTATCAAAGGATATTATCAATCAGGCACTTACTAGACCGACTATGGATAAAACACCTAGTAATCTTGTAGAAAAATTAAGGCAATCTATAGCCAAGCAAACGAAATTACCGAAGGTTTAAGAGATGGTAATGCAAGCCACGAAAGAATACGCCACACCAAAGCAAATTGAAATCCTGAAGAGTGGGACTTCTAAGAAGCAACTGACGAGAGACCTATGGCTCACTCCTCAACAGGCAAAGGATTTAGGTTATAATCAAGGGGAAGGTGATTTCTTACTGACTCCTACGGCGGTCAAGACTGAGAATCTCTATGGTGGTGTTCCTCAACCTTCTTATCTGACTAATTTCTATCCCAATTTATCTAATACTATTCAGAAACTATATCCTGATGTGCAGGGGGCGACCATTGACGATGTTAAGGCGTTGGCATCTCAGGAAACGGATATTTTTGTCAATCATATTCGTTCAATAGGCAGGAATCAGGATACTTTGACCTTATTGAAGGCGATGGATATACCCGATGATGTGATTGACCAGATAATTCCGCCGCCGTATATGAAACCACAACCTCAAGTGAATTTATCTACTCAGGGATTTCTCAAGGGAACTACTGGAATAGGTGGTGTAAGTATTGCACCGACTAAAGTTGCACCAGTTGCACCAGTTGAAACTCCTACCAAAGTTACTACACCTATACCTGAAGTCCCAGGATTAACAAAAGCTCCTCTTGCGGGATATGAGATACCTCATCCAATAATAACTTTGCCATCCGGTCAAAAGATGGCATATCCAATGACTGACCAAGAATGGCAACAAATGACACCTAATGAACAGAATAGATACAAGACTCATCCACAAGAATGGTTAAAGGAAAAGAAGGCGTGGGAGAATGTCAGGAAATGGGGGGCACAAGGTAGTGTTATATTAGAGGCATTACTTAGCATAGAAATCCCCGAAGGAAAACTCAGTGAGAAGCAAATAGAAAGTCTGACTTCACAAGCATATATTAGTTTGGCTCAGTATGCGGCTTTCCCTGCTGGGGAGGCAGTATTAAAAGGGGTGTTCTTTGAGGCTAAGACAGTTATTCCTGCATTGGGTAAGATTGAAAAGGTTTTAACGGCTGAACTTAGTAAGGGGATAAAACCGCCAGAGATTAAACCACCTGAAGTCAAACCCACAGAAGTTCCCAAACCAGCCCCTACTGTGACTACAGGGACTGTGGTAAAGCCTCCTGTTACCACAGAGGTTACAAAATTAGTTCCTGATGAAATATCTGATATATCGGGTTATATGTTTTCTGGTTCGGCTTCAAAGGAAGCACAAAGTAATTGGTTTTCAGGTAGTATAGATAAAGCATTAGATTTTGCTAAAGCTAGATTAAAGAGTGGTAGAGGTGGAGAACCCGTTGTACGAATATATAAAACGTCTGATATTGAAAGTAAAGGTGTTAATAAACTCGTAGATTTAATGGAATCATCTGGAAAACAAATACCATCTAGTGAATACAGTATGATGTATCTCAAAGATATTAAACCTACTTATACTATTAAATTAACAAAGGGATTCGACACAACAAAAGAGGATATTCTTGCTCAAATAAAAGAACAAGCAATCCCCAAAGCCGAAGTTGGTATGCCTGAAGCTGTTAAACCTAGAATTGGTGTTATTCCTAAAACACCAGAAGAAGCCATTAGTATGGCGAAGGAACTAGACGCTGAATTAGCACAAGTAAAACCACTACCTAAAGTAGAACAGACAAAATTCGTAGATGAATATGTGGCATCAAAGGGACAGAAATTACCGTCGTCTCCACCTGAACCTCCTACGGCAAAAATAGAGTTCTCTACTGATATGCCCGCCTCTCAACAAGTAGCCAACCATATCTCTTTTGAACCTGATAAGGTTAGTCTATCCGAGACATTAGTCAAGGGTAAAAATAAGGCAATGACCGATTGGGTTGATAAGTTACACCCGATTGATAAGTTCGTTGATGTGGCTAAAAAGAGTGGAGTAGAACTTTCTTTAGAGGAAAACCCCTATATCCAAGCCCGTATGTTGGAAGGTGTTACAAGTAAGGCGACCACTTTCCTTGATGATGGAACATTTGGTCGTAAATTCTGGAAGATAGAAAAGGGCAAGGCAGTTCCCAATTTCAAAGGAGAGGGACTTTCAAAGATACTTGAACCAGTCAAAGAACCAGAGGCTTGGAGGGATTTTAGCACATACTTAACATCTCTCCGTGCTGAGGAATTGAACAAACTAGGCATAGAGACAGGAATATCAAAGGATGTCGCAACGAAGGCGATTGCTGAACTGGAAACCAAATACCCGAACTTCTCAAAACTATCGGATAAGATACAGAAATACCAGTCTGACCTCCTTGATTATATTCAGGAATCGGGATTGATAAGTCCTGAATTAAGGGCGAAACTTGATTCTAAATATGCTTCCTATGTGCCTTTCTACCGAGTTCTTGAGGAACTTCAGGGGAAGGGTTATATGGGGAAAAAGATGGTTAATGTCCCCTCTCTGATTAAACGGATTAAGGGTTCAGAGAGGGAAATAGTCAATCCTTTAGAGAGTATAGTTAAGAATACTTATGCCTTTATCAATGCCGCCGATAGGAACGAAGTGGGTGTGGCAATGGCGAGGTTGGTTCACGATGTTCCTGAATTACAAGGTTTGTTTAATCCGATAAAGACTCCTATGGCGAAGGTAGCAAATGTTACCGCTAAAGAATTGGGAATTGATGTTGCTGGCTTGGAAGGTGTTGCTGAAGAAGTATTTGACATCTTCCGCCCATCTATGTTCACCAAAGAGAACGTGGTTACCGTGATGATTGACGGCAAAAAACAATTCTTTAAGGTAGACCCTGATTTAGGTAAGGCACTCACAGCAATGGATACGGGTAGTATGGGGATGCTTTGGAAGATACTTGCTTCCCCCGCCAAGTGGTTGCGTGCTGGTGCTACTCTGAGTCCCGACTTTATGATTCGTAATCCTCTCCGTGATGCTATGTCGGCTATGGTCTATTCTAATTATGGTTTCATACCAGGCGTGGATACTCTGAGGGGAGTTGCCAGTATTCTTAGAAAGGATGCGGCTTATAAACTATACAAGATGTCTGGGGCAGAACACTCTATGTTGGTCAGTCTTGATAGAGAATATCTTCAATCTACATTCAAGGAAATAGTTGAGGGTAAAAAGTTCACTGATTTTATAAGACATCCATTACAGTTACTTCAAATCGCAAGTGAACTTGGAGAAAAGGCAACCAGACTTGGGGAGTTTGCTAAGGGAATTAAGAAGGGAGTAATCCCTTTAGAAGCGGGTTTCAGTTCAAGGGAAGTAACCCTAGACTTTGCCAAAGCAGGAACTCAGGCGAAATCGGTCAATCAGATTATCGCCTTCTTTAATGCCAACATTCGGGGTTGGGATAGAATGGTTATGAGTTTCAAGGAACATCCTATAAGGACATCGGCTAAGGTTATTGCGGGAATAACTATCCCGTCTATTGCCTTGTGGTCGGTGAATCACGATGACCCACGCTGGAAGGAAATCCCACAATGGCAGAAGGATTTATTCTGGATTGTGATGGTTGGAGATAACATCTATCGTATCCCTAAACCATTTGAGTTGGGTGTAATCTTTGGTTCAGGACCCGAAAGGTTACTGGATTATCTTAACACTAAAGACCCTAAAATAGCCCAGAAGTTTCTTGGGGACTTCTTTCAATCAGGAACACCAGGATGGTTGCCGACTGGTCTTGAACCTATCATTGAGAATATCACCAATCATAGTTTCTTTAAGGGAACTCCAGTGGTATCTCAAAGTCTAGAAGATTTACCACCTGAGTTGCAATACACAGACTATACCTCAGAAGTGGCAAAGGGAATGGGAAAGTTACTTCATCAATCCCCACTGAAAATTGATAACATACTTTATGGCTGGACAGGGGGATTAGGCAGGTATGCGACCGAAGCGATTGACAAAGTCCTACAGAAAACAGGTGTAGTTGCACCCAAGATTGAACCATCGCCGACTCTGGCTGACTTACCTATAACAAGGGCTTTTGTCGTTAGAAACCCTCTTGGTAGTAGTAGCGAATCTGTAAACAATTTTTATGATGAATACAATTCCTATATCGGTAAAGAGAAATTACTGAAGGGTCTCATTGATGATAAGAAACAGGCGGAGTTTGATAAAGAGAAAGCCAAATATCCTGAACTACTTTTCGCCTATGATAGCAAAACCGATACTTATTATTCGGCGAGTGCAAGGTATCTGAGACAGGTATCTGGTGAATTATCCGGTATTCGTAAATTAGAGGATAAGGTTTATAAAGATACGAGTATGACCCCTGAGCAGAAACGGACACTGATAGATTCTCTTGACCAGATAAAGACAGATATGGCAAACAGGGCGTTGGAGTTAATTAAGAATCCCTCAAAGGAAGTAGGTATTTTAGAGACTCCTGTTAGCGAGGTTGAGAGTAAATTGGGAACTATTACTGGTTCTCCACTCAGTCAAGATGTCGTTAAAATGACTGATATTGCTCCAGATTTAATTCAGGCAAAAGGTGAAAGTCCACTAAAAAAGTTACTTGAGACAAACAATAAGATACTGGCTGATATTGCCAACCTACCAGACCAACCGCTTTATCAGATAGACCGTACTACGACTAAGGCTGGATTGACACGAAGGCAGAATGAATTACTTGACCAGTATGATACTACTCCTGAAAAAGATAAAAAGAAGTTTATTGCTGACCATCCCGAACTATCGGAGAATCCAAAGGTGAAGTGGTTGACCGATAATCCCGAATCCAATGCCATTTTGGCTCTATGGGGTAACTCTAAACTCCTTACTCAAAAGGCTTATGATATTGCTGTGGGACTTGTGGGGACTCACGATATTCCTAATAATGCACTAGAGGAAAGAGTCCTACCACCAAAAGATTTAGCCACACCCTATTTTGAATTGGTTGTCGCCAAAGAAAAGTGGGGGGATAGTAGTTGGGAAGCCAAACTCATAATTGCTAAAAACCCTAAATTGGTAGAATGGAATCCTGCGTGGAGTTTACCCGATACTCCAATCGCCTCTCTGGAACTCAAGGTAAAGAACCGAACTCTCTATGACACTATATCTAGTTATTCCGACTCTACCTCACCACAATATATAGTGGATGAGAAGGAAAGGGCAAAGGCGGTCGCCAAACTCAAAGCCGATAACCCAGTGTGGGTTGACGATATGAGGCGTGTTGAGGCAATTGAGAATGGGGGATTGGATTTAGCAGTCCCAAAGCCAATTTCAATTCCCGATGCAATGAGTCTAGTTACTCAGGCTAAAACAGGTCATGTTGACCAAAATGGGAAAGCCCTTGATTCATGGAGCCAGACATGGTTAGACAATTATGACTTTATTCTGAAGACACTTAGCGATATTCAGAAGGGACAACCTAACGCAAATGACATAAATAAATCCCTTACCATCCTAAACGAAGATTATCGCCATGATACACCACCTCAAGGATGGGAAAACTTCTTAACCCAACAACAACTACCACTAGGAGTGACACGAGAGACGGTTTCCTCTCAAATGGCACTAGGATGGTCGCAGGTTAAAGCTAGTCAGGCATGGCTTGATATTTCGGGGTTACTCAATAGCCAACTGACCACTATGGGTAAGCCAAATACGGCGATGCCATCAGGTAATACTCTAGTCGAAACCCATGTTGCTTATGGCAAACTCCAAGACAAGCAAGGTGTAGGTTCATCCTCGGCTGAATCCATGTTATTCCGTGTGGACAATCCTCAATATGACCAATGGCGAACTGATACAAATATCTGGGGCGACCAAGCATTAAAACCAGTTGACCAGACTAGAATCCCTATCTGGCGGATTGATGTCAAATATACTAAACAGGATATTGAATACAATGCCATCAAGAATACCGTTGACGCCGAACAAACAAGACTAAGGAATGAATACCTTACCAAGAATCCTGACTACCGTATAGCCAGAAGGCAAAGGGATTTCTACAATCTGAACACTCCGTTAGTTACTAATCTGGTTCTCCGTGATAAATATGTCGGCTTCTACGAATCATCGGATAAGGGATATGTCAAAGAGCATTATCGTCTAGACAATCCTGAGTTGGATGCCGTTCTCACTGACCCCAAGATTATGGGGAATAGTGTGTTGAGCAAGGTTGACCCCACCAAAATTCCTGATAAACGATATGACGAGATATACACTCAGTTTCAACCTTTATTTGACCAGTGGGATTCTTATGGGCAAGGGACATCACCAAACTATATTGCCAATCCAGATGACCGAACAAAGGCTAGGGATACACTTCTTGCACAGAATCCAGACTTCAAGAAGGCTAGATGGGAACAGGATGCTTATTTACTATTCATAGGGCAAGAGAAGTTCGTGCCTGACTATCTTGGTTACAAAGATATTACAGATAAAGGCAAACCTGCTGGACAGACTTACTGGTTTGAAGATGACTGGTACTTGCTAGACCATCCTGAGTTCTACAAGACGATGGTTACTAATGGACAATGGCAAGAAAGAGATTTCAGTAAAGTCCCACCAAGAGATGTCTATGAGTTATACCAGATTTACGATGCCATTATTGGCGACCCCAAGACCTCAAGGGCAAATGCTCGCCTAGAGTTCAGGAGACGCAATCCCAAATTGGATGCTTGGCTAGTCCTCATTGGGGCAGTATCTCAACCAATAGAGGAATATGATGTAACGGCAGGTATGACGACTGCTGAGAAGGTTGGCAGGACTTTGGCTGCCAAAAGAGCCGAGATAGATAGGCTTAAAGCAGAAATAGATAAAAAACTCAAGGCAATGAAATAAGGAGGTGTAATATGGCGAAAACAAAGAAAGTAATGGTAAATGGTAAGGAAATGCAAGTCCCTGAAAGTTATACCGCTGACGATATAAAGAGACTTGGCAAACGAGTAGCCTCACAGGTGGGACATCAAGATACAGGAGGTAAGACAATGGCGAAGAAAATACCAAGGAAGGGGCCATTCCTACAGACGGCAAGAGCAAAGGCAACACCCGGACAGACAGTAGCACCGGGTGGCACACAGGTTATCCAGAAGAAAGGGCAACCACCTATGGCTTTTAAGAAAGGTGGTCTGCATGAGGTTCTTGGTGTGCCACAAGGCCAACCAATCCCAGCCGATAAAGTCAAGAAAGCCTTGGCTGGGGATTATGGCCCAAAGGTTAAACGGATGGCGGTTTTTGCCTTCAGAGGCGCATTAGCCAAAGGGCGAAAAACTGCGAGTAAACCATAAATAAATAGGAGGATAAACAAACAATGGCGACAGACAAAGACGAAACCGACCTAGGGAATACTGGCGAGGAAGCAACCCAGGAAACTAAACTCGGAAGTACTCAGGAACTCTCTGATGCTGAAATTGATGAGCAGGCTGAGGAGATTAGTGATGAACTTGATAGGCTCATCAATGCAGAGAAGGCGACTCTCGGCAGAACTTTGAAGTCTACTCTCGAAGCACATACTACCCTGAAACAGCAATATGACTCTCAGGGTAAGCGGTTTTCTGAACTTGAGAATACACTTCGCTCCATCAAGCAGAAAGAAAGAGAGCGAGAACTGAAGGATGCCGAAGGAACTCCTGACCTCTTGGATTCAGTCCGTCTAAAGCACCAGGCGGAAGATGAGTGGGAGAAAGTCACCAAGGCACGCTCAGAACTTGAGAACGAGAAGACTCTACATCAGACTGCGGTAGATAAGGCAATTAAGGCTGAGGCTACCGACCTAGCCAAGGAATTAACTAAGGAAAGCGGACTGGCCGCGACTCTTCTCCTTCAGATAGCGTCTGATACGACTGAAAATGGCAGAACTACTTATAACCTAGAACGGATGAAGCAGATTGCTAAGTCCGTGCCGAAAGGTGAATCCGAAGAGGAAGAAGCGGAAGAAGGTGCTGAAAAAGAACCTGCTGTCCGAGGACAACAATCTAGGGCGGCTGGTGCTGGCGGTCGTACTGCAACAAGGGGATTCAGAACATGGGAGGATTACGAAGACGCCTTCATTCACAGTAATATCTCCTTTGAGCAGTATCGAGAGGCTGCCAAAAGATTCAATAAAAACATCTAAACAAGGAGGATACGCACATGACAACTGCTACTGATTTGGCTGCTGGTTCTAAAGCCATGATTGGTGCATGCAGATATACCTACGAACCGATACAGGTTTTCAAGAACACCGTCAATGTTCACACGATGGGACAAGGTGAGAAGAGTTACTATATTCCTAAATTCGGAACGATTGCTGTTGAACGGCTGACTGACGGCGTAGACATGACTAACTCTCAAACCCTGACTATCACCGGCACAACCCATACCACCAATGAGACGGGAGCCAAGGTCATCGTTACCAAAAAGTTAAAACAGCAATTCACCGAGGATGTTGCCCGGTCTACTGGTAAGATTATCGGCAATGCTATGGGCAAACAGATGGATGTAGACGGCTTGACCCTTTTCTCAGGGATTGATAGCGGTTTAGGTAGTGGTAGTACGACCTTTGCACTTGGCTACTCTGCTGCTGCTGTTTCCCAGTGCATCGGGCAAGACGAACCTGCTCCTATGCCGATGGCTTTCGTCCTGCATCCCTACACACTAAACGACATCGTGGACTATCTGGCGACTCCGGGGACTACCAATATACCCCCAGACTACCAGATGGCGGTACTCCAGAATCACTTTGCTGGTATCATCAAGATGAATGGAATACCTGTATTCCACGATTCCAATATCCCAATCGCTACTGCTACTTATGCCTACAGTGCCCTGTACTCGAAGGAAGCCTTCATCTATGTGGTCGGCTGGGAGCCAGACACCTGGATAGTCTACAAGGATTCCCTGAGAGGCTGGGAAATCGGCATCGTGGCTGACTACGCTATGGTAGAGGAAGATGGCACCTACGGAAGGTATCTCTACTTTTCCGCTGCAGCCCCGACTTCATAAACTTCAAGCACCTACTTCATAGTAGGGAAGCGAATATAGAAAATTGGAGGTAATAAGAAAGTGACACAAAGTATACCCACAATAGAAATCGGAAACCTGCATGACCCTAACGACATCGTTCAGGGTAATACGATGGAAACACGCATCTATTACCGAGATGCAACCAAAATCTCCTTCATCGAAAAGAGCACGGGAATAGAATTAAAACCGCTCACTCCTGAGATAGCAAAGGAGATAAGAAAGCGGATAGCTCTCGGTGAAGTGGAGGAAAAATCAGAAGTTGTGGAAGTTGCCACAACACCTTTGCCAGCCGATGCTTGGCACATGAACTACTATACCAAGAAAGGCTTTAGACTCTGGGCTAGAGGACAAGCACCTAATCAGGAGACACAAGATGCTCTTCAGGCTAGGATTAGGGAACTTGAATCACAGTTGAAGGCGGAAGCGGACAGTGACCTACCAGTTCAAGGGGGCAATCCTCTCGCCTGTCAAGTTGCTGGATGTCCATTCAAGGCTACGACATTCTTAGGACTGGCAAGGCACATGAGAACTAAACACGACCAAAAGTAAGGAGGACTTTTATGGATGAATTAGCTCAGAAAAAAGTAGCGGAAGCTAAGAAAGCAATGGCAACCGAAGTGAAGAAAGTGGCTACCCCAACCAAAAAGGACAAGTAGGCGAAAGCCGAAGAGCCTAAATAAGGGGCAAGGTAGAACTTAATACAACTTCACTTCAACAAAAATAAGGAGATTTTCAATGAGTAACTTTGCAATGACAGCACCTTTCAGTGCACTTTACGCTGCACCAACGGCAACCAAAAAAGCAGCCATCGGTCAACTAGCACAAGACCCAGAAGGCGGACTCTGGCGATATTTCTATGCTGGTGGAACATTGACAGACCTTCTGGGGGCTGGTTGTTATGCACAACCTGTAGACTGCACACCGTACGCAACTGACGCTGGTTCTTGGACACTAAAAGTAACCGAGACAACCTGTGCCAAAAATAGGTATGCCAATGGCACCATCACTCTCGTCTGTGCGACAGGTGGTTATAGGTATACCTACCACATCAAGTCGAACACCGTTAGTACTGGCGTGTATACCATCTTGACTCTACAGCACCCAGTAAGAACCGCCATAGTGGCTACCGATTACGCTACTTTGGAGCCAAATCGGTTCGTTGATGTAAGGAGTCTCACTGCTGCCGGGGCTGGAGGCATGAGTGTTGTTTGTATGCCTCTACAAGCAGTTACCGCAACCTACTACGCCTGGGGCAAGACTAGGGGGATGTGTTATGGTATTCCTATAGCTGGGGCGCCAGGGGCGGGAGCAAGAGAAAGGGCAATCACCTTTGGTCATGGTGATGGTTCTCTCCGTGTAGCAGCCGTTGTTTGGAACGCTGGTTTCTCAGACCAATATGCTGGATACCTCGTACCAAGAACTGACACTTATGGTGGTGACCAGTCCTTCATGCTACAACTAGAATAGTGTAGCAATCCTGTCAATCTAAGGGAGGGGGTAAAATCCCCTCCCTCTAGGGGAGGTTAAAATGACAGTTGGTGTTGTGGCAAAAGATGATGGGAAAATATACCAGTATAATTCTGATACTAATCAGTATGATATTGAGGTACTCCCATCTCCTGAAATTACTATGGATGCCGAACTGGCTGCGGCTCTTGCTAATATTGAGTTACTACCTGGCCCGAAAGGCGACACTGGCGAACAAGGTGTGCCCGGTGTTGATGGCGCTCCAGGTGCACAGGGTATCCAAGGCGACCAAGGCATACAAGGTCAGCCAGGTATTAAGGGCGACCAAGGTGAACAAGGAATACAAGGACTGCCTGGGGAGGATGGTATTCAGGGGGAACAAGGGGAACAGGGTATCCCTGGGGAAACTGGTGCGACTGGTGCTAAAGGGGACAAGGGAGATAAGGGAGATACCGGGAATACTGGCCCACAAGGTCAACAAGGGACTCAGGGAATTAAAGGCGATACGGGAAATACAGGGGCAAAGGGAGATACTGGGAATCAAGGTATTCAGGGGATACAAGGCATACAAGGGGTTCAAGGAATACAGGGGGTAGCACCAGCACCTTATACTCTATCACTGATTGCTCCGACTGCTTTCATTGCTTGGACTAATATGCCTGCTGCCGTAACAGAGTTTCTCGGTCTGGCGATTCAAAGAACTAAGGCAGACCTGAGTGTGGCTACGCAGTCAAGGGTAACGGTTAGAGTTGGAGTTGTTCCTTATGCCAATGCTAAGATAAAGGTTCAATACTCTACGGATGAGTCTGCTTGGGTTGACCTCTGCTCAGTAACGATGCCAGCGACAGCCAACAAGACTAATATTGGAACTTGGACTGATATTCCTAGTGGAGCTAAAGCCGATGTATTTCTAAGACTCGTTGGAATAGACGGCAATGGTGTTGCCGACCCTAGCTTCGGGTTGATAACAATCCAGGTAAAATAGGAGGCGATATGGCTGGATGTTTTGTTAATTCAATAAATGTAGAATCCAATGGTGACAATCTGGAAGCCAGATTGCCTTGCTTATTCTTCGCTTCTGGCTTGAGGGATTTGAGCGAAGTATCAGTTACTATCACTCCTACGGATACTCTGGCTCAGATAAAGACAAAGATAGTGGACGCTATTTCTTCGGAAGCCACTAGACTAGGATACTCTGTTCCCGCTTCTAATATGATTCTTCCAGCATTTCAGAAAGGGGCATGATGACAACTGATAGAGAGTTCTTAGAAAAAGTAAGGTCTCTCAGTTTTCATATCAAGACTCCAGAGCAGTTGCCTCTCGGCAACGGGTCTAGGGGGCGCTTTATCAGTTCTAAGGAAACTGGTGGTTTGTCTATTCTCATTCCTAGTTTTGGTGCTTTGGAGAAGGAAGAGGTAGATTATGTGACTGAGGAAGCGATAGCCCAAGAGAAAGAGAGAATCAAGACAGCCGAACCTAGATTGGCTACTGTGGCTCTTAGAAATGTGATGGCTGAAACTAGAAAAGCACCTAAAGGCAAGAGAAAGAAAACACTGGAACAAATAACTAAGGAAAGGATGACATAATGCCTTATTCGTTAGCGCAAAAACGCATGGCCGGTATGGCTTTGGCATGGAAACGAGGCGATAAACCCAAGTTTGACACTCCCCAACATGAGGAGGAGTGCCGTAAGATGATGGTCTCAATGTCTGAGGCAGAACTAAGGGACATGGCTTCAGGCCCAATCAAGAAAGTAAGTAAATAGGGTGGTGGTGGAGGAAAATAAAATAAGTGTAGGAGGATTTCAATGGGTCTCAATGTAATAGATGTATCAACTTTAACAGTCGCAGGAACTTCACTTGGGTTGGATAGTGCGAGTCCAACTAAGGCGGTAGCCTTTGCTTCTGGTGCAAGGCAATGTCTTATAGTGGTTCAAGATGCACCGTGCTATGTAAGGTCAGATGGGGATGCTGCCACCAGTGCCGACATACTCCTGTCTCCAGGCGATGTCTTGCCGATGCTTGGTGACAATATGAATCAGGCACTTGACCTATTGCGGTTTATCCGCAAGACCTCAACCAGTGCTACTCTAAAGATAATCTGGTATAACCGAGAGGCAATCCTGACTGAGCGGATTATCAGAGGGGCAGTAAGACTCGTAACTGAAGCTGGTGTTGCCCTAGATGATACTGCTTCAGGTGGGATTAAGGTTTTATCGGTCGCTGGTTCTGCCCTCATCGGTGGGATTAATCCCCCAACCGTAGTTCGTATTCTTCATCCGTTCGGCAAGGGAGTTCTAACTGCCGGCGGTGTTCAATATGGCACACTGGTTACTGGTATAGCCACAACCTACACCGCAATAGAAGCGGCAACCACAATCTACAACCCCACTGGCTACACTCTGGTTGAGGTTGAACTTGGACTCATGGGTGAAACACAATCTAGTGGTACTACTAATAGCATTATCTACGAGGCACAGGGAAGTGATGCTGGAAGTTTGTGGGATACCATCAGTTCTATAATAACCCGTGCTACCAGCGCTGTTGCCTTGGCCGACTTTGCCAATGTTCTAACTGGTAGAGTCAATCTTGCCGTAGGAACTAATTTCCTTGGGACTGGAACGAGTTTCCAGATTAGAGTAGTAGCCAAGAGTGGCGGAACAACTGATACTGCTGGTGGAGCGATGAAGAACTCCTCATATATCATCTGCACTTATCGGAGAACTGGTGGTTAGACCTGAGTCCATAGCCGAGAAGATGTTGAGGTCTCCACTCCGAGATTACATCATCAAGCACAAGGCGGTCTTGGAGAAGGTGCTCATCTGGTATGCTAAAGGTCTACCTGAGATGGTTAGGGAGTCTCCTGATGAGAACAATACCAGAGCTATCTATACTGTTGCAAATGACTTCTTTAGCCACTTGCAAAACGATAGCAAGAAACCAGTTCTCGAAGCTATCTTCAAGATTATTATAAGTGAATACAAACACGACCCGAATTGGCAACAATGGGCTGACTACTGCATCGGGAAGTTGATTGATAATGGCTGGCAGAGGCTTCCCGAAGGTCAGCCTTCTGATTTCTGGAGGACATAATGGATAAAGAAATGGAATTGGAACTTGACTCATCTTTCATCTATGACCCTAGTTTGGTTTTATATCTCCCTCTCTATAAGAAAGATGGTGGTTCTTTTTGCTCTGAGGATGCCTATGGTCATCTTTGCACGGATTATGGTGCTTTGTGGGTGCCACAGGGTAGGACTTTTGATGGCACAGATGACTATATTGATTGTAGTCCTGCTGTTTCTGATGGCAAACTCGGTAATGCCTTTACCTGGATATGCTGGGGCAAGTTGGGAAAGTGGGACGCTAACCAGAACTATATTGGTGCAGGTTCTACCACTAACGGTAATGAATATATGGGTATTGATTTCCTTACTGCAGATAAGAAGCTATATGCTAGAACTTCTAAGTCTGTCGGGGGGGTACTGGCAAATGTCGTAGGGTCAACGGGTACTTACAACAACGATTCCACTTTTCATTTTCTAGCCGTGACAGTAGATGCCGATGGCCATATCAACCACTTTATCATAGACACTGTTGACCAGGGTAACGATTCCACTAATGTTGTTGACGCATCCTCATCTATTCATTTATATATTGGACAGTTGCCTTATACTTCAGCTAATATCAATTCTTTTAAAGGCACAGATGGTGAAGTATTGCTTTATACAAGAGAACTTTCTTTGGTTGGAATAGAACAGATTAGACTGGCAACAAAGTGGAGGTATCAATAATGCTTTACAGATTTACTTTGGATTTGGCAATCCCTCAAACTGTATTTGAAGCGATATCAACAGCCAAGATACAAACTCTTAAAGACAATATCCGTGCCCTCAAAGCCTTAGCGGTCAAGGTAAATGCAGGGCAACCCAATGAGGAAATGACTGTTAAGGCAACTTGGCACAAGTGTCATCACGATGAAACGCCTTCAACCTGCGAACCAGAACAAGAAATCTAAGGGGGTGAACTATGGCTTACCCGGAGACCTATTCATCAATGCGGACGCTCATCCAAACTAAACTTCAAGATACTGGGGCTACTATCTTTTCCACTGCCGAACTTGACTTGGCGATGACTGAAGAGCAAAGAGAACTAGCCCAGTATTCTCCCTATATCTACAAGGCTGAATTTAATCTGGAGAGCCGGCAGGGAACAGCAACGGCTGATACCGCTAGCGCTTTGGTTGATACCACACTTAGTCAATTCCTTGCTGGTGATGTCGGAAAGTGGGTTTATAATTCCGAGGATAGGACATGGGCGCAAGTTACGGCTTATGTCGCTGACCACCAACTAACTCTCTCCAAAGATATTTTCCCGGATGGCAATGAGCCTTACCAGATGTTCAACAAGGGTTGCACAGACAGCAAGGAAATCAACCTAGAAGCCACACAGCAACCTGATGGGGCTTTAGGTAGCCGTCTTATTGATTGGCTTTATATTGACAAGATAGAATACCCCATTCTGCAAGACCCACCTAGCCTATTAAAGGCTGGTCAGTGGGAGACGCAGGAGAGAAATATACTTCGCCTCAAGGTAGATGCCGAGCCACCCAATACTGGAGACTCCGATGCTCCTGATGAGGTCTGGATTTACTTTGCCATGCTTCACTGGCTTTCTAAACTCACCACCTTACTTGGTGCGGTAGACTTACTTGCTGGCTATACTGCGGGTTCGGTTAGCATCCATGTAGATGATATGACCGCCAGTGATGTTATCCTCAAAGGGCAACCATTCAAACTAGATGGCGTTAGAGGTATTTACATCTCTGATTACCAGAGAACACTAACTGGTGGGGAAAGTGATGTGTCTTTCTGGCCACCCTTAATGGATGCCACTGTTGACGGTAACACTGTGCGGTTTATTAGTAACACGATGGACTTCAAACTAGAAGGAATCTTTGCTGACCTAGTGGCGGGTAAGGCAGCGATAAACAAATCCCGTTACTACATCAACCGGATAGGCTTTGGTCAGAATATCTACCGCTATATGTATGAGTGGGGCAAACTCAAATACAACGATGCCCTGAATGAACTCAAGAGACTAAAATACTTGGATACTGCTCCGTCAATTGCCTTACCATAAGGAGTCTTGATTGATAACTTTATCGGATACTCTTTTAACGGCACAAAAGGCAGCCTATGTTACTGGTGGCTCTTATGAGCCACGATGGAAAATAGTTCTCTCCCGTGCCGGCCAAACGACCCATGGTTATGATATGACACGGGTTATCAAAATCCAACTCACTGAGGAGGAGGAGTCTGGCGTATCCGAAGTATTGTTGGACAATAGTGATTTCGCCCTGAATGACCTCAACTTTGAGCAATTTCAGGGCATTATTTATTTTGGCTATTATACTGCCGTTACCCGTTCTATCTGGGTTAAAAATACCGCCTATGCTGTGGGCAATGTAGTTACCCCTACAACCCTTACTGGCTATCAGTATAGGTGCACTATTGCTGGAACTTCTCATGCCTCTACTGAGCCAACATGGGGCACGGCATTAGGGGTTACACAAACGGATGGTGGTGTTACTTGGGAGATGGATGGCAATACTGGTGATGAGTATACTCCCCGGGCCCCGTTGAAAGTAGAGGCTCAAGAGTTTCAATCATCGGAAACTCAGTTGACCTGTCGCCTTTATCTTACTGGCATACCGAATGATTTAGCGGGAGACAAGGCTGAATCCGCTTATACCCAGGAGAGTGGCGATACCAACACAGTAAAGGCACTTATGGATGATATCGCTGGAGGAACACTGGCGCCATATACCGACTATCCTGCCGTAACCCTGACCTATGATAGTGGTTATGATGATGGCATTATCAATGCCTTCAAACCAGCCGATTACTTCTCTGTCTCAGTAAATCAAAGCAGGGATGACAAACTCAGTGAATTACTCGCCTATACTCATTGTCGGAGGCGGGCTAAAGCCGATGGAGCAATTCATATATTCCAGCCGACTCTCACAGGAACGACCTATGATTACGAGTATCAACTGGCGGTAGATACTTACCATACCTTTTTCAGCAAGGCATTAAGACATCGGTTTGTTAATCCGAATAAAGAGATAGTCAGTTCTCATCCAGACCAAGGTAATTATACTGGCAGTGCTACCAGTGCTACCAGTTATGCCTTGCGACCAAAGATACACACTACTTATAGACGGCTGACTTCCAGCGCTCAAGCCGCTTTGATAGCGGCGGCCATAATAGAACGAACTGAATTGGCTGCCGATAGAGGTTCAGCCGTAGTCCCGATGAACTGTGGTCAGGAACTTTTTGACTATGTAAAGATAACCGATGCCAGAGAAAACAGTGACTACCGAGTAGGCAATGTTCAATATATCCAGTTCAACTGCGCTTTAGGAACGGCTAGTTCCGAAGGTCGCTTTGATATGACTATCCGCTTTGGGAAGTTGAACCTACAAAGTATTTCGGCGTTACTTGGCGATGTAATTGGGGCGACTGGGGCGACTGGTGCAACTACTGGTATTCCTCAATGGTTGATTGACTACATTAACACGATGCTTGATGATATTACTACTCTTTACAAAAATCAGGATATTATGATTGACAATCTCAAGTCTCTCTATGATTATATCATCCCAGGTACTGATGTTCACTTTAAGAAACTAACCGCAGAGGAACAGATGATAATACCAGTGTGGAGTTAAAATGTCTACTGAATATGAATTTTTACACGTTGACGCTGGTTTTAATAATCTTGCTATGCCATCTACAGTTAATTGGAGAGCACAAACTTTTACAGTAGGTGCTGTTGCGACTAATGTAAATCACACAGTTACCAGTGTAAAACTATATCTGACCAAGACTGGAAGCCCGACAGGTAATATTATTGTCAGTATTAGGCATGTAGACTCAAATAACAAACCTACTGGTAATGATTTATGCGCGGGAACTCTCAGCATTGTTGGTATGAGTTCTGGTACTTATGAGATATTTCTTAATCCAGCATTTATTCTACTAGCCAGCACGAGGTATGCCATTGTTATTAGGCGTGATGTTACCGACACAAATAATTATCCTCAATTAGTGTTGTCTGGCTCTCCTGCTGACCCATATAATCAAGGAGTGTCATTCGCAGATGGTGGAGATTCGGGAGCAACTTGGAGCGCAAACAGTCAAGGTAGGGACTTTGAGTTTGAGGAGTGGGGAAACCCTGCGACACTTCAGGTTACTACTATC